CAAACTGCAGCCATTGCATCGCCCCGCTATGGGGACAGGGCACAAAATACCGGCGCTGGTCCGATGCCTCGTATTCCCGCTCGATCCGGCTGATGCCCCTGATCGTGGGGGTGGAAACCATGAACACTTTACGGCGATGCGAGAATGTGGTCGTGCGCGCTTCGGCAAGCGTGACCGGATCACCTTCCTCGTCGGCAGAGGCCGGATAAGCGTCGACCTCGTCCAGAAAGATGTACCGCGCTGGCATCGACCGCAGACCGGTCGCGGAATTCGCGCCAGTCAGCACCAGAATGCCGCCTTGGAATTCCTTCGACAGCATCGAATTGCCCGCGTCGCGCGACCGTGCCGGATTGACCAGCGCACGCAGCACCGGGCTTTCCGAGATTAAGGGGTCGAGCCGCCCGCGCGAGGTGCGCTTGGCCATTTCCACCGTCGGCAATACTGCCAACATCGGCCCGGGTGCGTGGTGGATCACAAAGCCGATCCAGTTATTGCCCGCCTCGGTTGCGCCAACCTGTGCCGCCTTCATGAAGCTGATCCGCTGCGCCGGGTGGCGCGGTGACAGCGCATCCATGATCTCGCGCAGATACGGCGCTCGCGCGGTGCGATATCGCCCCGGTTCAGCCGCAGCACGCGACGACAGCCAGCGATGCGCATCCGCCCATTCCGACACCGTCAGGTCAGGATCCGGGCGCATGCCTTTGCGCCAGCTGCGCAAGATATCCTCGGCCCCATCAAACCCGAGGTCGAGGTCTGCGGTCAGGTCATCGCTGGCCGTGTTGTCGTTATCCGAGGCTGACCCGGAGGTCGGCGAGAGCTTCAAGGTTCTGTCTGACATGGGTTTCCAGCACCCTCTTCAGGATCGCGGCCTCAATGATCACCGGTGTTCCGGTTTGTTTTTCCACTCCCAAGGCCACTTCCGCCGCCATCAATGCCGCCACCCTGCTGGGCCACGTCACCCATGTGTCGCGTTCCTGCCGCGCAAGGCGAAAGACCAGTGCCTCGGCCCGGGCGCGGTCGACCAACGTGCCCTTCTTCTTCTGGATGCCAAGTTGCTTGTCCTGCGCCTGGTAGACCGTCAGCGCGGTCCGGGCCTTCAGATAGGACGAGCTGTCGGCAGGCCCGGAAAACCCAGCATCGCCGCCGGTGCTGCGCCGCTGCTGGTCAGGATCAGTCATATCCGCCCGGCGCACATCAGACGCCGCCGCGTTGATCGACCCGTCACTGTAAACCACCAGCCGACTGGCTTTGCGAGCTTTCTGGATGGCCCCGCGGGACAGGCCGGAATGGGCGGAATACTCGCGTTCGGACATACCTTCCATGGCGATTTGACTAACCTCAAGATATTGGAATTAAACAGAAATACCGGTCTTATTCAGTTGATTACACTTCGCGATAGAGCGATTCATGGTGCAAGGCAAACGGGTGCATCGCACCCCTTACATGAGGATCGGAGGCCACCATGCGCGCACAGGAAAAGATGGGACACAGCTCGATGAGCGACGGATGGCGGGGCCACACCAGCCCCGCGCAGGAGCGGGTGAATTGGGTGATGGATGAAGTCATGTCGGGGCGGATGAGCCAGGCCGACGGGATGGTCGAGATGGCACGCGCCCACGAGATGATGCGCGAGGAAACCCGCGCGCGCACGACCCACCCTGAGCACCGCTGGGAGGAGTGATCATGGCCAAACGCAAATCCACCCCCGAGGCCGCCCGCGAAGCCTTGATCCTCGATATCGCCCAGCGCCGGTTCTTCATTGAAACGCTGGAGACCCGCAATCGGGACCGGCTCGACTTCCACGATGTCGCGGTCTGGGCGATCCGCGATGCGCTGGAAGAGGCCTTTGAAGCTGGCCGCAGCACTGGCGCTAGCGCCGCAACCCAACCCTGAAAGGACAAGATCATGACCACCACCACCATCCGCATCGACATCGCCACACTGCCCGACCATCTGGACCGTTCGCGCCTGAACAGCGTCGCCGCGGGTATCGAGGACGCGCTGAAGGAAGCGGGCGTCCGCGCCGACTGCTCGGACCTCTTCTCGCACATCAAGATCGACCTGCCGACTGCGCAACTGGCTGCTGCCAGCGCCGTGCTGGTCGACCTGCAGCTGATTTGACGGGGGGCGATATGAGCACCCGGGCGCAGATCGCCATCCAGACCGGGCCCGACGAATGGGCGCATGTCTATGTACACTTCGACGGCTATCACGCCCATATGCTGCCCGCGCTGGCGCGCTGGAAGCCCGAAGACATCCTCGCCGCCCGAGAAATCCGGCAGGTCACGGCCGAGGCGTTGGACTGCTTCAACCCACCGCGCGATCCGCACATCCTGCCGCGTCCGACGCAGGAGTTCGCGCACCTTTACATGTGGATCGGCTGCCAGTGGGTGGCGGTCGTGCCGAAGGTAGATTCGGCCATAGTGTAATCAGAAAGCACTGATATTACTCGTTATTACCTACACTGGTGCTCCCACCAGAGCGATGTTGATTACACGAAAACGATGCAACTCAGCGAAGGAAACCCCGCCATGACCACCCGCCGCGCGACCGACAACACCAAAGCCCTCGACGCATTCATGACCACCAAGGTCCAGGTCGACGCGATGCTGGAACGCCTGAAGGCACTGAGCGATGACCATTTCAACACCCACCCCGGCGAGATCAATTGGGGCGACGTTGGCACCCTGAACCACTACGCCAGCCTGCTGCGCCAGATTGCCGACAGCGCCTTCAAGGAGGGCGAACATGCCGCTTGATCCCGCCCAGCGCCACCAGATCGAACAGAACGCGATCACGGCCGCATGGGAGGCCGACCGCCTCGCCGCCTGCGACGAAGCCATCGCCCTGCTGCGCGAAATCGCCGATCTGGAACGCGACCACGATGGCGACGTGATCCTCGGGGCCGATGCCGACGGCCACAACGATCTGCTGTCGCGCATCGCCGCCCTCCTTGCCACACATGACGAATAGAGAAATCCGCCATGACCAAACTGACAGAAACCCAGACCATCATCCTGATCGCTGGGGCCCAGCGCCCCGAAAACATTGCCCTGCCGCTGCCCAAGGGGCTGGCCGGAGCGGCGGCGAAGATGGCCGTCGCGAAGATGATCGAGCGCGGCTGGCTGCAAGAGGTTGACGCGAACTTGCGCCAGAATGAGCCGCTCTGGCGCGAAACCGGCGATGGGCACGGCACTACGCTGGTGGTGACGGATGCAGGCCTGCTGGCCATCGGGATCGAGCCGGTTGTGGTAAAGACCGTGGTCGCCATCCGCAAACATGCCGCCGACACATCGGCGCCCACGGAGCCTGCTGCCGCTCAGCCGAAGTTGCGCACCGGGACCAAACAGGCCACCCTGATCGCCATGCTGCGCGCGCCAGATGGCGCGACCATCGACGAGATCATGACGGCCACGGGATGGTTGGCACATACCGCTAGAGGCGCAATGTCGGGAGCCTTGGGCAAGAAACTTGGGCTGATCGTGACTTCCGAGAAGGACAACCTTCGCGGGCGGGTCTACAAACTTCCTGCCGCATGAAGCGCCAGCTTTGGCGCTTACGAATAACCAGACCGCCGCCCCAACCGGGCGGCGGCTTTCATTTGTCACTCCGTACCCGGATCGCCTCGAAGAGACGCCGCAGGGCGAAGGAACGGCAGATCGAGATAATGGTGAAGGCGGCGGCCAACTTGAGGTTTTCCGCCAGCGTCATGTGCATGCCGAAAACCGGAAACAGCAGCATCTGCGCCGCCACAGCGATGCCATAGCCGACGATGACATTGGCGACGGATTCAACAACCGACATGGTGCGCGACTGCTTCATTGTGCGGCCTCTGTCAGCGGCAGTCTTTGCGCCCCTCTCCCCGTCGCCATCTCCCACCGCCGCACAGCCACGTCGCAATAGACCGGATCCAGTTCCATCGCGAAACATCGCCGCCCAGCGCGCTCTGCGGCAACCAGCTGGGTGCCGGAGCCGCAAAACGGCTCGTAGATCAGATCACCCGTATCCGAAAAGGCGGTCAGCACCGCCTCGACCAGTGCAACCGGGAACACCGCCGGGTGCGATCCGGCCGCACCTAGCCCGCCCTTGTGGCGCATGATGCGGAACACGCTATCGGGAATGCGATGGCTTTGGATCGGATTGCCGGTGCCGGTCTTGGCGTGGACGGTGCCGTCGGCCCCGCGCAGACCACCGCCGCCGAGGGTTTCGCCCGCATGCTTGGACGGGACCGTCTTGTGCGGTTTGCGGGGTGCGCGGTTGAAGTGGAAAATGAACTCGTGCGACGGGGCCAGGCGGCCGTTCCAGTCGCCCGGCAG